GAGTTAGAAAACTATAAAGAACAAAATGGTTTGATAGATTTTCCAGACATGTTAGAAAAATTTATAGCAAGTGGTGAAGCACCTAAACTTAGAGTTATGTTTGTAGATGAAGCACAAGATTTAAGTTTAGTACAATGGAGATTAGTTAAGAAGATAGAAGAGAAAGCTCAAGACTCATACATATCAGGTGACGATGATCAAGCCATATATAGATGGAACGGTGCACATGTTAGTACATTTATAAATTTAGAAGGTGAAAGAACTGTGTTAGATCAATCGCAAAGGGTACCACAAGCACCTTTTGAATTAGCAAACAAGATAATAAAAAAAGTAGACAACAGAGTAGAAAAAGAATGGTTACCAAAAGAAGAAGAAGGACTTTTTAAAAAATGTAGAGATCTTCATGAGGTAGATTTTTCACAAGGTAGATGGTTGGTATTAGCACAAGCTAATTATATGTTAGCAGGTATTGGAGAAATATTAGACCAAAAAGATTTATATTGGCAACGAAGAAATGCTACTCCAAGAACAAAAAATATTTATGAAATTGCACAAAAATGGAATAATTTAAAAAAAGGTATACCTCTTCATTACAATGAAATTAAAGAAATAAAATCAAAGATGACTAATAATAACTGGGATTCAAAATTATTTAAAACAATAATTAAAGATGGTTTTTATGATATAGATACATTGAAAGAAAAATACGGACTTAAAACAGAAGCTGAGTGGGATAAAGCATTAGATGAAGTAGGTGATGAAGATATAAAGAAAATAAAAAAATTAATTGAAAATGGAGAAGATCTAAATAAAAATCCTAGAATCAGTATATCAACTATACACGGTGTTAAGGGTAACGAAAGAGAGAATGTAGTTGTAACAACAGACTTATCTGGTGCAGCATTTGTTGATTATCAAAAAGATCCAGATGATACACATAGATTATTTTATGTTGCATGCACAAGAACAGAAAAAAATTTATATATAATACAACCACAAAAAAAGAAGGCATACAATCTATGACGAACAAAGATATATTTGAGGAAGCTTTTCCTCAAGACAGACAAATAGGCGGGAGTCACTACAAGGACTTTCACATTCAACCCTACGAATTTATTTCTAAAAACAACTTGAGTTTTTTCCAGGGCAACGTTGTGAAATATGTTTGTAGATATTTACATAAAAATGGTGTAGAAGATCTGGAGAAGATCAAGCACTATTGTGACTTAGAAATAAAAAAATTGAAAGATATGAAAAATGCCAAAAGCAAGTAGGATTGTAAAAACTATTAGTATTAATAAAAAATATAAATTTGATTTAGAAATTTATTTAGGACTAGAAGATTTATCATGGGAAATATTTCCTCATGACTATAACGCGGCTTTATATGCATTTAGTAATAAAGATAAACTTAATAAGACTATAGAGAGTAAACATATTTATGAACCAAAACAAACCAATATTTAAACCACAGACAGAGTGGCTGCCGCCAGAATCTTTTCCAGACTTATCAAAGTATGATGAGATTGCAATTGACTTAGAAACCAAGGACCCAGATTTAAAATCAAAAGGTTCAGGTTCAGTTATTGGTAATGGTGCAGTAGTTGGAATAGCTGTAGCTGTTGAAGGTTGGTCTGGATATTATCCTATTGCACACGAAGGTGGTGGTAACATGGATAAAAATATGGTCATAAAATGGTTTACCGATGTACTAAAAACATCTGCAATTAAGATATTTCACAATGCAATGTATGATGTATGCTGGATTAGGTCTATGGGCCTTAAAATAGATGGTAGAATAGTAGATACCATGATTGCTGGCTCTCTCGTGGACGAGAATCGCTTTCGATACGATTTAGGTAGTTTGGGTCGTGATTACGTCGGAATCGGCAAAAATGAGGCTGTATTGAAGGAAACTGCAGCGCATTGGGGCATCGATCACAAAGCAGAGATGTATAAACTACCTGCAATGTATGTTGGCGAATATGCCGAGCAAGATGCGGTGCTAACTCTAAAATTATGGCAAGAGATGAAGAAACAAATTGAACATGAAGATGTACAATCTATCTTCGACCTTGAGACAGAACTATTTCCTTGCCTCGTTGATATGAGATTCTTAGGTGTGCGTGTAGATACAGAAGCAGCTCACCAATTAAAGAAAAAATTAGTTGGAGAAGAACAGTCAGCATTACTAAAAGTAAAAAAAGAAACAGGAATAGACATTCAGATATGGGCTGCAAGATCAATTGCCAAAGTTTTTGAAAAACTAAATTTACCCTATGACGTAACTGCGAAAACATCTGCTCCTTCTTTTACTAAAAATTTTTTACAGAACCATCCACATCCGATCGTTCAACAAATTGCACGTGCTAGAGAGATTAATAAATCACATACAACTTTTATTGATACCATATTAAAACACTCACATAAAGGTCGTATTCATGCAGAGATCAATCAAATTAGATCCGATCAAGGTGGAACTGTAACTGGACGTTTCAGTTATAACAATCCAAACTTACAGCAGATACCAGCACGGAACAAGGAACTTGGACCACTGATCAGAAGTTTATTTATTCCTGAAGAAGGATGTAGTTGGGGTTGCTTTGACTACTCACAACAAGAGCCACGTCTAGTTACACACTATGCAGCATTAGATGGACTCTATGGTGTAGAAGAAGTTCTTGATGCATACAACGATGAACCAGATACAGACTTTCATAGAATTGTTGCTGACATGGCTAACATACCTAGATCACAGGCCAAAACAATTAACCTTGGTTTGTTTTATGGTATGGGTAAAAATAAATTACAAGCAGAGCTAGGTGTATCAAAAGAGAACGCTGAAGATCTATTTAGAACGTACCATGACAAAGTTCCATTCGTTAAAATGTTAATGGAAAGTGTAATGCGTAGAGCACAAGATCGAGGTCGAGTTAGAACTTTACTAGGTCGAAGATGTAGATTTAATTTATGGGAGCCCAATCAGTTCGGCATACATAAAGCATTGCCTCACGAAGAAGCGCTCACGGAACACGGACCAGGGATCAAGAGAGCTTATACATACAAAGCACTCAATAAACTTATACAAGGATCAGCAGCTGATATGACAAAGAAAGCTATGGTTGATCTATACAAAGAAGGTATCGTACCGCATATACAAGTACATGATGAACTTGATATATCGGTTGATGGAAATGCAGATAAAATAAAAGAGATTATGGAATCTGCAGTTGAACTAGAAGTACCAAACAAAGTAGACTATGAATCTGGACCAAATTGGGGTACAATAAAATGAGGATAAATTATGGCTTATTTAAATGCAAACATACCACCGACTTATGCACAAATAAGAAAGGAGTATCTTTATGATCTTAAAAAACATAAGGGAGAAGTTAGTGACTGTATTATCTTTGGTCTTAGCGCTCTTACAGGGAGGGCTATATTATTTCATGCTATTATGGAAAACGGTGCAATATTTTATCGCTTACCAATTAGCGCGTTTATTCAACAGGGATTTGATGCATCCGGAGTGCCCTCAAGACGACTTGATGAACTACAGCTCTGGAATTGTTTTTCTTATTATCCTTCTGTTCATCGTTGGGATATACTAGACGGACAAGCCGGTAAGTATATAGGAAAAGATAAAAAATGGCACCCTGGAAAATATTTATTTACAGTTGACTTTGCACATCCAGAGTCTAATATACTTGACACTGATCATTCAGAGATTCCGCACGAACACAAGTGCGCTCACATAATTGCACTAGATGATGGTAATTATGCAGCACAACCTAACAATCGATGTATATGGGACATACCTTCTTTTACAGTAAAAGATGATATTCCTGATTGGAAAGTGCAGACCTCTGAGTGGAATGTAGAAGATAGCAGGGCTTGGCGTACAGAAGATACGGATAAGTTTTTCTATGAAATCGAGGAGAAAAAAAATGATTAATAAAATAAAAAGTAAAGCTATGCATTACTGGTCAGACCACAAGATTGAATGTCTTGTAGTTGCTATTTTAGTTGTAGCTTACATAGTTAAGTAATTATTATGGAAATAGCCAGGATGAACTATTATTTTACAGGTTTATTAATTGTTATGATGGTACTCCTGGCTTTCTGTGGAGGACCTAGTGTCTAATAAACCACTCAACATCGGAGAAGAGGCACGAGTGCAAATGCCAATGAAAACGGTAGTATCTTTGATAGTGCTCGTAGCGATGGGAGTATTCGCATATACGGAGCTGACTGCGAGGTTGGTATCGTTAGAGACATCACGTGAGTTGTTTGAAAATGATTTACTTAAAAAATCTGAACAAGTGCCTACGGACCAGGAGCAACATTTTTTATTGGAAGATCTTTATAAGACTGTAGAGAAATTACAGTCTACTCAAGAAATGAATATGACAAACAAAGTTAATATAGAATTTTTAAAATCACAATTAGAAAAAGCATTGCATGATGTTGAAGAATTAAAAGATAAGGTAAGAGCAA